AAGTGTTCCATAAGACCAAACCCTGTCCATATAGTTATACAGAACATATCTATCTACGTTGTCGCTGCCAGAAGAAGGATAAAACCACCACACCTCAGAGTTAGACGCATTTAAAGCCGCGAAGATTTTTTCCAATTGATCGCGGTTTATGTCGTCAAAAACGTAATCTTTTACCGAACAAGGGATTTTATTGACAGTGCCTCCATACGCGTAAAATTCTCCGTCACCCATCCAAAAGACATTGTCTTGCACCGCGACTGTTGACAACGGGCTTATGATAGAGGTGTTTTCTGAAACTACATTAACTCCAAAAGTAAACGGTGGGCCTAAGTATTGCATCGCGTATAAAGATTTATCCGTGAAAACAAGAATCTGCTGCCTAGTTTCAACTACAGAAACTATCTCAGAGCCCGACCCAAGTCTTAATTCTCCCGCAGTATTAGTCGCCGTTGCAGCCCAATCGGTCAGAGATTCTTGCGAAGAAAATCTTATCGCCAAAGGATCCTGAACCCCAGGATTTGCTTCAGTATCGCACCCAAAAGCTAGTACATGCCTATCCCTATCAGAAACTAAAACATGTTTAGATACTGTAGGCGTAGAATTTGCCCCCGCAAGACTCGTGATGTCCACCGCAGCATTAGTTAAACCAGAACTCTTGTCCCAATAGTATATCCCACCATCCCTGACGTTTAACAATAAATCTTCGCCAAAATTATCGTGCGTCCATATACGCAATGTTCCTTGTTGCACGATTGTAGTAGCTGCTTCCCCCCAACCGTGGTCTGCGGCGTTCCAAACTCCCGCCCCCCAGCCACTACCAAATATAGTAGAGTCAAGACCCGTGTTTATTTGGTAGGCTCCAACAACGGAACCCCCACCGTTCCCTGTATCAGAAGCATTCGCGGCAACCGCAGTTGGGGTGTATTGACCGTCCACCGTTATATCGGCAACACTAGCCACGGCACGAGCCGTGATGTTGTATGTGTTGGCATCCACAACCAAATCAATCTTATACTCTTGGTTCAGAATCGCGGCAGTAATAGTACCTCCGCCGCCAAGGGCTACGGCCCCGCTAAAGGTTACAAAATCCCCTTGCTGCGCTCCGTGGGCAGTGTCTGTTACAACAAGAGTAGAAGAAGCATTGGACGCTGAAAAAGTCACCTCTCCTGCAGATGTTGTTGTTCTAAGCGGAGTAATGTCGTAAAGAGTAGTTCCGAAGTCTATGTAATATTTCGAGCTTGTACCTATTCCCAGATAACTATCCAAGTTTAAGGAGGTCCAAGCGTGAAGCGCCCTGCAAGATCCTAAAAAAGATGCCTCAGATCGTTTTACCCATCCTTTTATCTTTTCAGGCAAGCCAAAACGAAAACGTACCTTATCCGCAGCGTACCAACCACCTTCGTTTGAAGCAAAAGTGCGCTCTCTATTTAGACCCGGCTTAAATGTCAACTTAGTCATAGGCATAAATCATTTCCTTATAACCCATACTGCCACACTGCACGATCCCCGTCGTTACCTGCGCCCCGTGCAGACACATAAAAACTTTTACCACTGGGTCTAATATAAAACCCACGCTCATATTCATACGGAGTTTCAAGTAAATAGCTTGTTGACGCAGTGCTACTAATCGTTGAAATATCCCACGCAGTGGTAAGACTAAATTGGGAAATGTCAGCGAAATTCATACGATACATTATCTTTCCAGTCGGTTTAAAAGATATATATCCCGCGTTAACTTTATGAGAAGAATCACTTGTGTCCACAGTTTGATTCAAACTCGCGGTAGACACATCCCACGCGCTGCTTAGATTGTACTCCGAGAGTCTTGTGTCATTGGCCCCAGAAACGGTAGCTCCAGACACATACATTTTTGTTCCGTCAGGTTTAAACCAAAAACCATAAATGTAGTAAAACTCTGAGGAGAGGTCTTTAGTGTTGCTGTTGTAAGTAGCGGTACTGGCGTCCCACGCGCCACTTAGATCGTACTCAAATACACCCCTAGTTCCCCCACTTTCCGCAGTTGAAGCCAACGTAAAAAGTTTTGCTCCGTCAGGTTTAAAGAACAAGGATTTCATATACGCACCTTGAGCAGTAAGATCCTTTGTCGTAACTAAAGAACTCGCCGTAGACGAGTCCCAAGCTGTGCCAAGATTAAACTCATATAAGTACCCACCAGTGTTACTAAAGCCGTCGCCCGATTGACTACCAAGATACATCTTAGAACCGTCACTCTTAAAAAATGGTCCCGTTAACTCAACATCGTTACCACTCATGCTAGGCAAAGGGGCAATATATTTACTGGAAGGGGAGTCGAAAGACATTGTAGTTATGTCAGACGCTGAAGTCATTTTTAATGACCACCCTCCGCCGTTGTATTTTGACTCAAGAGAGTTGTTTTTTGAAGTGGCAGTAAACACCACTGTATCGTCTGTTTTCATATCTAACCCAGAATAAGTCGTAATTGAATTATTTTGATTCATTAGATAAGTAGTTCCAGAAGAACTCGTATTAACCGTACTTAAATCCCATCCGCTTGTTAGAGTATGTTGAGCAAGATAGCGGTTAAGACCAGTGCTGCTAAGAACGTACATCCTTGTTCCCGCCACATTTGCAGTAATTCCATCCATGCAACATGCACCCATTGTAACAGAATTTCCTGCACTTGCCGTGCTAATAGTTGCCCAAGCAGAGCCTAAAGTGTACTCAAAAATCTCTGAGTTCGTTACAGTCGAATCCTTATCGTCAGTAACCCAAAAAAGAGTCCCATCAGGTTTAAACACAAGGTCCGCTGCTTTGGTGATCTGGGCCGAAAGATCAAGGTATGCCGCTCTTGTTCCCGCTGTAGAGACGTCCCATGCAGAGCTTAAAGAATATTCCTCTAAGTAGGGGTCTGAGGAAGGAGGACTGGCAAGAACGTAAAGTTTTGTGCCGTCAGATTTAAAGGCCATACCATAAAGGGTTCCAGCCGTTCCTGATAGAGTTTTGCTTTGGGTAAATGTTGCAGTGCTTTGCTTCCATGCCGTACCCAAGGAATATTCATAAACTAATGAACCAAAAGACCGATACATTTTAGTACCGTCTGACTTAAACGCAATACCGGGTCTATCAGAATTTGTCGTTACAGCGCCAAAATTAGCGCCACCATGTGTGCCGCCGCCCCATGATGCGTCCGCAAAATCCCACCCCGTGTTTGTAGCTGCTTGTAAAAGACGCATACTTGTAAGCATTTTTTACCCCATATCTGCGCCTGCCAGAAAACCATACCAAGTGGTTCCAGCGTCATGTGTAAAAAACACAAAAATATCAACGGCGTTTGCCGTAGTTGTTATAGTAGGCTCCGTTTTGTCAGGCCAATCTACAGCCGCAGGCCAAGTAACTCCAAAGCTACTTGCAGACGCATCCTGTACAATTTTTATAGTAAAGCTTGAAACCTTACCAGACGCCGCAGGATTGCTAAAAGTAAATGTCGTAGCTTCCGTTAAGGTGTGGCTGAAATTTGTCCCGTCTCGCAGGTTTACCGTTGTTGCGTTGCTAGAAGAGGTTACAGCGTTGTACTCTTCTGAAATTCCGTCATCAAATGTTACAACTCCGTTGGCATCTGCGGTTACAACCTTTGATGCCTCGCTTGTTCCAAGAGTGGTAATGTCGTTGTAGTTTAACTCCGCAGCGTCCGCCGTTACACCTAGCTGAGTAAGAGTTATTGCCAATATAGATGTAAGATCCACAATTTGCGCCCCTGACCCTGCCCCATCAGAGTAAATAATTGCAGACTTGCCGTTTGCTACAGTGACATCCCCGCCTGACCCTTGTGTAAAAATAGCATTTTGCCCTGATCCGTTTTTGACAAAATAAAGATGCTCCGCATCGTTAGGAGTTAAGGTAATTGTGTTATCTCCAGACGGAGAGCCTCCTAAAACCAAAACCTTATAGTGACCGTCAGATAGTGTTCCGTCACTTACTGACAGAGAGTGGGTTGTGCCAGAAAGTGTTATGGCCCCAACACCTGTGGTAAGGCGATCTATTATTTGTAGGTTAACATTGGTCGCGGTTCCCCATGTTCCAGAACGCTCACCCGTACCTATCAGTTCTATGCCAGAGTTTTGTGTGTATGTACTCATCTCAAAATCCTATGCCGCATCTGACCAGTTAGTATTCGGATCAGGAGTTATTTCAGTATAGCTTGTTCCAGGGCTTGGGGCAACGTTGGAATAAACCGTGCTAGAAGAAGGTGTAATTGGAGTGAAGGAAGTGCCGGGAGCAGGAACGATAGGTGTAAACTCTGTGTTAGGATTGGGCAAAACGCTGCCCCAAATAAACACAGTTCCCACTTCTCCTGTGGCAGAAAGACCGCCAATGAAAACGGGAAGATCGCCAACAACACCAGTAGCAGAAAGACCACTAACTAAAACGGGAAGATCGCCAACAACACCAGTAGCAGAAACCCCACTAATTACAGGAGCTAACTGGCCCACTTCTCCTGTGGCAGAAAGACCACTAAGAATAGGGGCCAAGTCTCCAACAGTTCCAGTAGCGGAAACCCCGTTTAGAGTAGGAGCTAACTGGCCCACTTCTCCTGTGGCAGAAAGACCACTAAGAATAGGGGCCAAGTCTCCAACAGTTCCAGTAGCGGAAACCCCACTAAGAATAGGGGCCAAGTCTCCAACGATACCAGTGGCGGAGACTCCACTAACTAAAACGGGGAGATTGCCAACAATACCAGTAGCAAAAACCCCACCAATTAGAGGAGCTAACTGACCTGCGTGACCTGTAGCAAATAAGCTAGTTGCATCTATAGTCACCACAACAGAGACAGAGGACTCTCCGCTGTCTGCTATCGGGGTTGAGGCTAACGGAGAAAAGCCTAACATTGGTTAACTTTTCCAGTAAGCTCGACCAGAAGCAATAGTTGAGTTTACGCGGGACAGGTCTTTGCCGCCATCTGTGTACTTGCTATCTAGCACTTCCGATTCCAAAAACATAACCATGTTGCCGACCTGTTTCTTCTTCTCAGCATCAGTCTCACTTGGCATTTTCATGCCAGCTATCACATTTTCGATTCCATCACACATATGAAGTAATTTCAAATAGTCTCTATCAAGTTCATTTACAGCCATTGTTTCAATCTCCTTCTAAAGTTCTTATACGTGCTTCTAAGGCTTTGTTCTGAGCGGCTAACTCTTGCACGGCCTTAACCAAAATTGGATACGATCTTATATAATCCGCTTCCAACTTTGATGGATCATCCCACTTGACTAATCGAGTTCGAGAAGTAGAGGAGTGCGTAAGCTCAACATCGTACAAATCCTGAGCGATAAACCCCATGTCTGGCGTGGAACCCATACTTCCATCACGCCTGTTCCACGTAAACTCAACAGGACGCATGTCATTTATAAAGTCTAGCCCATGTGTCAAATCAGTGATTGCTGTCTTATCGCGCTCATCCGAAAGGCTAGATATAGTCTGAACGTTACAGCGCAGCGATGTTATGTTGTTGTCACCCAGCGTTACTTCGTTTGTCGCTGTGGATGATGAAGGCACTGACTCATATCCAACACACGTTACGTTTGATCCAGTAGTCAGAGCATTTGTAGTTGAGCCACCTTGCGAGTAGCCCGCGTTAGCCCCAAGAAGCGAGTTCCCGTCACTGGTTGAGACGCTGAATCCTGATTGGTATCCAAGGGATATGTTTTGATCCCCACTCGACACATTATAAAGTGCGGAACGACCCACGGCAGAGTTTAATAATCCACTCGTCAGGCTATAGCATGCAAACGTGCCAACTCCAATATTCCCTTCGCCTGACCCTCCAGCTAAACCTGATTGATGACCCACAAATACATTGTAGTCGCCACCGTCTAAGTCTTTTCCTGCTTCGTACCCGACCAGAGTATTGTACAAATCTCCCGACGTACCTGTCGAGCCTGCGGCGTATCCAAGGGCGGTTCCGAAACTCGCCACCTTAGAAAACGCACCAAATGCAACGCCACCAAAGCTAGACGAAAGCAATACGTCAGAATTGTAGCCAACTAAAGTGTTGTAGTCGCCGCTAAACAGATCATCCCCAGCTTCGGCTCCAATTGCAACATTGTAGTTTGGACTGCTTGTCGAGAAACGACCAAGTGCATCATAACCAACCGCCACGGACGCATAGTGGCTGCCGTCAGTCATTGACTGGCCGCCAACAGCCGTGCTGTAATCCCCGCTGTTGTCATTCATAGACAAATAACCTATCGCCGTTTGATAGTCTTTGCTTGATGACACTAAGTTGCCAGCTTCCTGACCAACGTAAGTACCGCCAGTTAGAAAATCGCCTCCACCAGAGTTTGAACCCACCGCCACGTTATAGCTGTCTGTTGTGTTGCTTAAAAGTGCTTGTGAACCGACAGCAACATTTGAGCCGCCCGTCGTATTAGCGTATGCGGCTTTCCGTCCAATCGCTGTGTTAAAGGCACCAGAAGTTACTGCTGGAAGTGCATCAAATCCAAAAGCAGAATTATAACCACCCGTCATGGTTGACCCACCAGCGTTGGAGCCAACGACAGTTGAAGCTGTGTTAGGATCGTCAGGCCACGCTTGTTGCCAAAGCATTACTTTGCCATCTTGATCTGGTATTGTAACCGTTCTATCTGCCGTTGGATCAGTTACAAAAAGAGAAGTTTCATAGTCATCATCTGTTGCGCCCTCAAAAATAACACGATCACCATTCAAGGTTAGTCCGACTCGATCAATCGCCGTGAAGATGAGGTTATCCTCTGACTCTATTTTGAACAGCCGACTGCCGCCTAAAACTTGACCTGTTATTTTAACAAACTCTGTCGGATCTGCTCCGTCAAAAAATACATAGTCCTCAGAGCCAATATGAATATCGCCCGAAGTGTCTTGCACCACTAAATCTTCCGCTGCGGCGGTAATAAACACAATAGCGGAACCAGACAAGTTCAGCAAAGATCCTGTGGAGCTTTGGGTCAGGACTCTGGTCAACGTCGTGCCAGAAGAGGTGTAAACTCCCGTCGATACCTCCCAAGCGTCTCCGTCCTCTATGGTAAATCTTACAGTATCCCCGTCAGCAACCCCTCCACTCGCAAAAGTTTGATAGCCCGTTTCGGCACTGCCTAACGTAATAGTGCCTGTCCCTGTTGTTGAGGTGGCTACCTTAACCCTATTTGCGAGAGTAAGAACCATTAAGCAATCCGAATTAACGCGTTATTTGCATCTGCTGAAGGAAATACAATTTGAAAGTCCCCAGAAGTAACCGATTTGTCAGAACCAAAATCTAACACCACAACACTAGGATCTCCAGCCGCAGTATCATTATACACCAAAGCACCCCGCGCTGTTATAGTCGCAGAACCAAACGTAAGATCCCCAAAGTCCGTAAATGCCGTAGTTCCTGATGAAGACGGATCAACACGAGTTAAAGAACCCCCTCCTGCGGTGTAATCTCCAGAGTTTCCTACTTCATTTGAAGCGGTATAGGCTGTAGTTGCCGCCGTAAAAGAAGCACTGTTTGTGTATAAAGCCAGCTTGAAAGTGTTCCCGCCGCTGTTCTTAAAGTTATGTACTCCTTCAAGAAGCTCTTTCTTGAAGGACGTACACATAAAGTTTCCAGTAAAAGCCATTCTATAGTCTCCTTATAAGTTCGGATAAGTCGGGATGTCCCGCATCATTAAGCGCATTATACACAGTTGTGCGGTCACTGCGAATAGCCTGCCGCATATAATATGCAACAAGCGTTTCGATGTGACTTGAAAAAGCACGGGCCTGATCTCGTATCCCTGGATGGGCAGTATCGGAAACCGAAATAATCTTATCAACACACTGATTTGCCAATTCGTCAGGGGTAAATCCCCGGTTGTCGGTGGTCTTTACCCCGATGACAGGAGCGTCCTTGTTGATATCTACCTTAAACTCAAACATCACGTTTTCTCCCGTAAGACTTTACCTGTACGGTACTCATCCGTGGTTTCTTTGGCCTCACCAAGCTGTTTAACTCCCACCAAGGACTCGTTGAAACGAGAGTTGTACAACGACATTATGTCCTGCTCTCCTTTCATATAAATGTAAGCCTCGATCAAAGATCCGTACAACACCGCCATCTCAGCGTTTATACTGAGCCAAGTCGTTGCTCCTTCCGCACCCGCAGTCAAACTTGCGGGTCGATAAAAGTAATGTAACTCTGCTGTATAGGCAGAGTTTGGCGTCGGTCCCAACAAAAAATTGTCTATATCAAACACACAATAATATCTCGGTTCCCCTGTCGTAGTCGTGTCTGGGGTATATGTCTGCACAAAACTCGGATCTTTAAACTCTATAAAAAACCTGTCCCCATCCGGACCTCGTAAGCTCAATGAAAACGGAGCCAGATAATCTGAGGGAACCGCTAGATACGGGTTAGAGGCAGTTGTAGACGCGGTCGCATTCTTACGAAACAAACTAAGCTGTACGTTCTTCAAGATCCGCTCTTCCGCCTGCCTAATAAACAAAGGCAAGTTCGTGACGAAGGACGTCTCGTCGTTCTCTGTATAATCTTGAATAGCCTGCTTTAGCTGCGCGTATGTAAAACTCATGTTGTCACCACCGTTACTGTTCCGACTGAGCCTTGGGCAGTCAAGTTATTAGAAGGACTAAGCCCTGGAATATATGCAAATCCCACAGGGTTCCAACCCCACTGCACCGCACGTTGCTCGGCAAGCTGCGTCTCTGGGCGAGGATTCCTTAATGCTTGCGGATCTGGATATGCTTTCGGCGGGTACAACTGCGGATGTTTGGGCTCGAACTCGTCTGGGCCAACTTTAGACCCCGTCCACTCCACCTTCATTTCACGAAGACGGTAACGGCGACCTGACCGATCAGATATACCCCAAGCATGTTTTCCGCTCGCGTATGACATTATACCCTCAAATAACTCAGACTAGGCTGCAACTTCAAAGGAGTCCGACCTTGGTCCTCGTCCGCTGCGCGTTGAAACTCTTCTTCATATACCGTTTTCAACAACTGCAAACGCTCCGGTGCACGTTTCATAGCCATATAATAGGCTAATCCCGCCACCATGCAGGGAAAGAACCGAAAGGGCATGTCAGTAGTATTCACCAAAGCATCTGCATCCTGAATCCGACGCACATAATAGTAAATCAACTGATCCGTTGAGTTCTCCGGTACAGCCCAAAGATTAATTACAGGATCAATCTGCCTATTCAACCAATACTGGCTGGTACGGCCTTGAGTCGTTTTTTTTGGAAGAGTTGCATACTCGCCACGGCTAATGCGCGCAACCTCAAAGTCTGTGCCATTTCGACGAACCACCACATCAAGAAGATCAACCACATCAACCGTCAACGTCTCCTGTGC